CCAAGGGCATAACTTATGGCATGACCTATGAGGGGGTTTTTCTTTCCCTGAATATGATCAACCAGAACCCTTTTCCATTCGATGGTCATGCAATTTATGTTGATGCAGATTCAAACGTCTTTCTGGGCATCGAGGTTGAGCTGTGAGGATCATTTGCCAACATGGTTATTTCACTTTTCAGGAGCTCAGGACCGGACAGGTCTCTGACTTTATGTCGAGGTATGGCCTTGAGCTGGTTTCAAAAGGCAGAGACTTCACCTTTTCTGCTTTGGAATCAGTGCCAAACTATTCCCTGAAAAACAAGCTGCTGATGGGAAACCTAGCCCTTGTGAATTTCGAGGGGGAACCCTGGCAGGTCTTTGAAAAGAACAAACTCGTTTATGACTTTGACCTTGGCCTGGTGGTGCCTATTTCAAGCATCACCCAGGTGGTCACAATTGATGAGGTCGGCAACAAGTTCATTTCACCAGGGCTTATCAAACCAGGCTCCACCACGGCAGGTGGCCAGAGAGTGAAGGACTATTCTGCCTGGTTCTCTAGAGACACTTTGACGTTTCTTTACACTGAGGTGGCCTATGTCTAAGATCTTAAGTGCCACGGCCACGGCCACAGGGAAGGTCTTTGTTGATGGGGTTGAGGTGGTCGGTGCCTTGATCCTGAGTGAAGGAAAGCAGGCCAGTTCTGGTGTTGCTGTCTTGGATGGTGAAAATGTTTGGTTCCTCACATCGAGTGCCACAGACATCAAAGCCACCATTGAAAAGGCAGCTGAGGCCATCACCAAGATTGCCAACCTATTCACGGCAATGGGTGCAGGCATGACCGGACCAACCACAGCACCACCACCGACTTTGGCCACAGATGTTTTGGCCATTCAGCAGGTGGTCACTGAATTGAATCAACTTAAGGGAGCTCTGAAATGATCGACATTGTGGGTTTCACATCAAAAGGAATGCAGGTCATGGACACCCAAACCCAAAAGGCGGCCAACATTTTGTCAGTTCAATTGGGTGCTTTGGAATATGCTCCGGATCTGGGCATCGATCTCAGGTATTTTTTGACCGAAAAGATCCAGTTCCAAGATGACAGTTTCAAGGCATACCTGGTGCAATCTTTGGCAGCTCGGGGAATCAATGTTTCAAGCATTGTCCAAGTGATGAATGCCCTTGATTCAAATTTCAACCTAAACTTAAGCCCAGAGGAAAACTCCACTGGGATGATCGCGAGGTAAGCAATGGGCTATTCACAGCAATCTGGTTACATTCCAACCAACGTCAACACCATCATGACCTCGATCATGACCAACATAAACACCCAGTTCAACCTTGATCCGGCTTACACAATGGAAACCTTTGTTGGCACCAGTGCATACAAATATTTTTATGCACTAGCTCAGGAGGCCCAGGAAAATGAAGTCAAGACAGCTGAAATTTTCCTGAAACTTCAGTCTTACTTTGAGCAGATCAATGCAAGGATCTCAAGACCGGTTGTGACCAACCCAGGCATCATTGAAAAACTCGGCACTCAGGGTTATGTAGCATCAGTCAAGCCGATGATCGATGCAGATGCTGGAAAAATTCACATCTGTGTTGATGTCAATGATGGGGTTCATGCTGAGGGGAATGCCACCATCACGTCTTATGCCAACTTGATCACTGGAACAGCTGACAAAATTAAGGTTGGGACCATCGAGTTTGTTGCACAGGCCGGTGCAGCCACCCTTGGAACAGCCACATTCAGAGCGGCCACCTCAAACGCTGCCACGGCCATCAGTTTGGCAGCTCAGATCAATGCCCACGCAACCACAATGCTCCTGGTTAAGGCCAGAGCAGTTGGTGCAAAGGTCCTGATCAAAGCCCTAGCCGGTGGCACAGGTGGCAACTCGATTGCCTTAGTCTATACCAATGGTGATGCAAATGTGGGAGCCACGGTTTCAGGAGCCACCCTCACAGGCGGTGAAACCAATGCAGCCTATGCCACCCTCAAGGACACCATCTGCACCTTAATTTCACAGATCACAGTTGCTGGTGCTGTCACCCAAGGGACTGAATCAAAGTCTGTGGTTCTTTCAAACGGCCAAAGCTTTGATTTCAAATACAACCTGCCAAACATTTTGACGGTCCATTTGAAACTCACCATCACCCTTTCAGAAAACAATCAGGTGGTGGTCGGCAACCCCGATGACATCAAGCAAAAACTTATTTCAAACATCGATGCCAGATACCGGTTGGGAAAAAACTTTGAGCCTCAAAGATATTATTCTGTGATCGATGCACCATGGGCCTCATCGGTTCTGCTGCAATATTCTTTCGACTATGATGCAGACAATCCAGGAGCTGAAACTTGGTCAAATGCAATTTATGATGCTGACTATAAAGATCTTTTTGATGTGAAACTTGCAAATATTATTCTTGTGGAGGCATAGGTGCAGTTTTTCAAAAGGGACAGTGAGGAGCTGAAATATTACGAGACAGGCAGAACCATTCTTGAATCTTTGTCAGATCAAAAGACGACATTTTTCAATGAGTGCTATGGCTGTTTTGTTTTGGGTGAGCTCCTGTATGACAACAATTTTGCACCGCTAGCAAATGCCATTCCCAGGGCCATTTTCAGGGAATCTTTTGCCACCATTTTTGAATCATTCATTTCGGCTGGTTCTTTTGAGTCTTACATCACAGTTTTCAAAAATATTTTTGGTGATGCAGTTGAGGTAACTTTCACAGTGCCATCACCTGGAAAACTCAACATCGACATTGTGGCAGCAGGACTTGAAATTTATGGGATGACCATCAGGCAGATCACAGGTGATGCTTATGAATATTTCACCCTTGTTGATGATGAGGGTGACAGAATTGTGTTGCAGGCCGTGAAAGGTTTTGAATCACAATATGAACTGGAACAGATGCTTTTTGAAATGGTTCCTGCTGGAATATTTACTCAAATTAATTTGACCGTTGGGGGAGTTTAAAAAATGGCAGATAAAAAAATAACAGAACTGCAACTTAGGGACAATGTTTCTGATGATGTGAATTTTCCGGTTGACGACAGCATTCAATCGTACAGAGTCACAGCAGCCCAGATCAAAGCTTATGTTCTTTCCTTAGGATCTGTTGCAACATCGATGATTGCAGACCTAGCAGTGACCACTGGGAAACTTGCAGCAGGCGCTGTGACCGATGCCAAAACAAGTTTCACACCACCCACAATGCAAAAATTCACCTCCGGATCTGGAACCTATACAACCCCAGCCGGTGTCAAATACATTCGAGTTCGGATGGTTGGTGCAGGCGGCGGCGGTGGTGGCTCGGGTTCCGCTTCTTGGGGGGCTCCTGCGGCTGGTGCAAATACGACCTTTGGGTCAAATCTTACGGCTGGGGGCGGAGCTGCCGCGAATACCCCATCTGGTGGGCTTGCTGCTGGAGGCAGTGGAGGCTCCGCGACCATCTCAGGAGGGCTCAGTGGAAGTGGGTGGCAAGGGAGCGGCGGCGGCGGTCCTACCTATAATGGGGGAGTAGTTTATGCGAGCGGAGGAGTCGGCGGCGCAGGCTTTTTTGGTGGGGCTCCCGCAAGTAACAATGCAAATTCCACGGGCAATAGTGGCGGACCGAATACAGGATCAGGAGGAGCCGGAGCCGGAACATCTTCGGCGGCATCTTCTAGCGCTGGAGCTGGGGGCGGAGCTGGAGCATATATTGATGTGCTCATCTCGTCTCCATCAGCAACATATTCTTATGCGGTTGGCACTGGCGGATCCGGCGGATCTGCCGGAACCAGCGGCTCCGCAGGTGGCGCAGGCGGCTCGGGCTATATCGAGGTGACGGAGTATTATCAATGATCGATGTCATGACAGCTGCATTTCAGGGGTTTCAAACTGGCAGGCTGGTTGAAAGTCTGATTTTCTTAACTGTCCTTTGGGTGAAAATAAAACCACACCTGAAAAAGGCTGATGAAAGAATGGCAGGCATTGAGCTCAGCATTGCCGGAATCAACAAAACTGTGACTGCTGGTTTCTTGGCCGGTGAAAATCGGTTTTCCAAAATTGAATCTAGACTGGACATCATTGAGCTCCATGGTGATGATCAAGGTCACAAACAAATAAAAAACCCACAGGAGGGGAACAGTGGAAAAACCATTTGATTTGAAAAACCTTGAGGAACGCCTGAAAGCACGTGGCCTTTCAGCAGTTGAGGGCTTGGCTGAAATTATTGTTGAGGAGGTCTTTGACTGGACTTCAGAATCAGCAGCAGTTCACAGCAATGTGCTTGTGAAAAGCGTTGTGCCTGCAGCCATTGCAGTTGCAAAACCCCTTGCAAAGGGCTGGATCGATCAAATTGACGGCCAACCAGGTTAAGTCATGCCTGGAAAATATGATTTTCCAGGAATAAAAAAGGCAGGGACAGCAGCTATTGAGGCTGTCCTTGCTGGCACCGGCTGGGGTGCATCCCTTATTTCGGGACCTTTCAAACCAGTCATCAAAATGCTCATCGGCTATGGTATCGAATGGGCAGCCAACAAAGGCCTGGTTGTGATCAACTTGGGTTTCATTTACGTTGATGGCCAGATCGATCAATCACGTTTTGACAAAGCAATCGATGATGCACTTGAAAAAGTGAAAGTTCCTGGTCTGTCTCAAAAAGAAAAGGATCAGATCGATGATGAAGTCCGTGAAGCTTTTCGCAAATTTGCTCGTGTCAATGGTAAGCCTGTCAATCCTTAGTGGTTGCAGCTCCATGCAGATCTCTGACACCCCCCTGATGGTTCGATTGCCTGCATCCAGACAATGCTTTGAGATCAAAGTGCTGAGCTGGAAAGAGCGTGTCTATCCACCGGCTGAGTGTGACCGAATGGCAGAGCGTTCAATCATCCTGACATCGAGTGCCTGGAAAATGCTCAAGACCGACATCCAAAAGAATTGCCAGTTTTCAAAGTGCAAGCAGCTCACTGGTGCTGCTGATGGTCTTTTCTTGGCCATCGACAAAGCATTTCAAATTATTCCAACAAAATAAGGTGGTTAACCAATGAACTTAAAGGAACTTGTTAAGAGACTGCAGCTTGAACTGAATGCTCAGGGTGAAAATTTGACCGTTGATGGGGACCTTGGGCCAAAAACCCAGGCAGCCCTTGCAAAGTATGATGTTGAATTCGATGTCAGAAAAGCGGCCAACCCTTCACCAACCAATGTGAACCCAGCCTATGAGCAGGCCAAAAAGTATGATGGCAAAAAGGAAAGTGACAAAACCTTTGGTGCTTATCTTTCGGGCTATTGGAAAAAGGTCGGGCTCCCTGGTTACAAGACCATTGTCGGCTCATCATTTGCCTGGTGTGCCCTTTTCTTTTTTGCCATGAATTCTGAAACCGGCCAGAACATGATGGCCTCAGCAAGTGCCAAGCAGATCGGTCAAAGCGGCTATGCTATCAACTGGAAAGAAAATGGCATTCCCCAGGGTGCAGGGGTTTGGAAAAATTCAAGCAGCTGCAGTTCTAGCACAGGCAACCACATCACCTGGGCTGATGGTGACTGCACCCCTGAAGAACTTGCAAAGCCACAGGCAACCTGGGCAGGCTTTGGAGGCAACCAGGCTGATGCTGTCAAACGATCAATCTATTGTGCCAAGGGTGACTGCAGCTCCTCAAAAGACGTGATCTGCAGGGTATTCTGGCATGACAAGAACCTCCCCCCCAAAATAACCAAGTCAAAGAACTGCACTGGAACCCCAACAAAGGAATCAACTCGATGAGATCTTTTTTATTCATTTATGTGACTGCATTTTTTCTTTCCTCATGTGCCATCGGTGGCCCTGGAAAAGCACGCTTTGAGGCTGCCAAACAATCAGAGGCATCAGGCAACCCACGCTTTTTTGAGATCCAATCATCCAAGAACAGTGTGTCAAAAGCCACATTGGATGACATCACCGATCTGGCCATCAACTCAGAATGTGCAAAGACTGCCCATGATGTTCAAGGGACACCACCGAAAAGCTATCTGAAAGGCTCTGCATTGAGTTTTGCCAGAGCTGTCTGCCATCCAGAGGCTGAATCAAATGTCATTGCATCACAGGCCGTGGGGGAGCCCTCAAAGGACGCCTTGGCTCACTATGGATTGAAACCGGCCACCCCTGAGGAACGCCTTGAGGTGGTTTATTCATTGATGCTGGGCTCAGCTGCCAGAGAATCATCATGGAGGTGGTGTGTGGGGAAAGATCCAGGAGCCTCCAATTCATCAGGTGAAACGTGTGAGGCAGGCTTGTATCAGACAAGTTTCAATTCACGCTCTGCTAGCCCTGTGCTCCCCCGACTATTTGCCAAGTTCAAGGCTGACAAGTCTGGTTGTTTTGCTGATCAATACAAGGGAGCCACCAAGTGCTCAGAGGCCAACCTGAAAAACTGGGGAACTGGGGAGGGTGTGGAGTTCCAAAAACTCAGCAAAGACTGCCCAGGTTTTGCCACAGAGTATCATGCTGTCATGTTACGGACGCGCCGCAGTCACTATGGCCCTGTGAACCAAAAAAGGTCATTGGTTAAGAGTTCTTGCACCAAAATGTTCAAGTCGATTCGCAACAAAATTCAATCAAACCCTATGCTTTGCGACATGCTCAAATGACAAGCACGTAATATTTTCATGTTGAAACCAGGACATGTTAGGGTTGAAACTTCACACGTTCTGGTGAGGGGTTTCGACTAAGCCCATCTGCAAAGCAAAGAAACCAGAGCAGGCAATGCAGACCAATTAGTCGGGGTGATTATATACTGGTGCACTGGGGAGAAAACCAGATGCAATGTTTTCACATTCAAACTGAGGCCTTAAGTCTGATGCGAATCAGAGGAACAGCATACACTGGGGAGCCTTACGAGGAAGTCACATCTAAGAAACTGATGTGCAACAAGCATGACCTTGATCGGGTTCCTATGCCAAGTGCTTGGGGAAAAAAATCAAAAAGATCTTGCATTTTATAGTCACCATCTTACAACCAACTCAATTCAGATTCCCAAGTGAAGCAATTTCACAAGGTCATCAGTATGACACCCCAGGGTAACACCTGGGGAAACACCCCTCCCCTTTCAATTCTTTTGACGAAAAATAAATAAAAAAGTAAAGAGTTCTGGAACTGTGTTTTACAGTTTGGGTGTTCAAAAATCATACTTAAGGGGGAATCATGTCTGATCAAAACGATCAAGCATCACCGGCTTTGCAGCCACAGCAACCAATTGTTATCAGAGATCCAAAATTCACACCAAAGCTGAATGAGGCACTGGCCAAAGCCCAGGCTCAATTCATTCAACCGGAAAAAAACAAGTCAGTTGAGGTCAAAAAAGAAGGACGTGTATTATACACAACCAACTATGCTGATCTGAAAAATGTGGTGGAGGCTTTCCGGCCACATATCGCAAAGCATGGTCTTTCATGGACGCAAAAAACAGTTCAAACCCAAGCAGGGTGGAGGCTTGTCTTAACTTTGCGACATGAATCTGGTGAATATGATGAAACCTCAATGCCCATCAACCTTGATCAGGCTCCTCAGCAGGTCGGTTCCCAACTGACATATTTGAAAAGATACCAGGCCGCTGCATATTTTGGCATCGCTGCTGATGATGATGATGATGGCAATGCAGCCCACGGCAATGAGGCAACCTTTGCTGACAAGGGGAAAAAGAATTCACAGGCCAAACAAGCACCCCCAGCTCAAAAAACTGATCGGGGGGGTGAAAGTCCTGCCAAACCTCCCCAGCAACAATCCAAACCAGCACCAGGTGATGTTGAACGGAAAGCTGATGCCAGTGTTCCAGGCCCTGGGAATAGTCCAGAACAAGAACCGAAAAAACCAGAGCCTGAAGACTACGTGATGCCCATTGGGAGTGATCAGGTGAAGGGGAAAGCCATCGGGATGCTGGATGAAAAGACCTTGCGTGGCATCCTTTCCTGGACTGAGGTTGAGGCCAAAAAGGTTCCACCAACTCAGAGCCCTTCATTGCTGCTTGAAATTTCAAGCAATGTGAAAGCGTTCCTTAAGTCAATGGGGGAGGAGGCATAATGGAGCTCAAACCCATCAACATCACAATGCGCGTGGTTTTTTCACGTGCCATTTTTGAAAGCTTTGGTTTGTTCATCGGCTGTGCCTTGGGTGGCATAGCTGGGTTCATCATGGCATTCATGTATCTTGCTATGGGGGGACAATGAGCCACCATGGAAACAGATCAAGACGATCTGCCAAAAGCATTGTTCAAGACCTGACTGATTCCATGCTGCAAAGAACCGGTGATGAGCACGTCAACATCAAGCTGGATGTCCTTCAAACCATCGCATCACGCATGGGCTGGAATGACCTTTTTGAAAAGATCAAAAACAGGCACCGGTTTCAGGCACCAAAAAATCAGGTGGATCCGGAGCCTCAAGAAAAATGGTGGCAAAAATGAGGATCTTAGACTTAACAGCTGGAAACAGAGCCATCTGGTATAACAAGAAACACCCTTTTTGCACTTTTCTTGATGTTCGTCCGGAGGTGGATCCGGACGTGGTGTGTGACACCACCGACCTTCCTCATTTCATTGGAACCGGCTTTGACTTGATCGTTTATGATCCCCCCCACATGAACTGTGGGCCAAACTCCAACATGTCAAAAAATTATGGTCATTGGACCAATGAACAGATTCGTCAAAATATTGAAAAGACCCAAGTTGAGGCTCACAGAGTTTCAAAAGAAAATGCACTGATGGCTTTGAAGTGGAACAACCACGACATCAAGCTTGAAACTGTCTATAAGCTTTTGACTCACTGGGAGCCGCTTTTTGGTCACTTAGTCAAGAATGGACCTCACAGCCAAACATATTGGGTTATGTTAAGGCGTCGGGGGTTGACAGCCTTAAGGGAGGTTTTATGAAAAGGACTGAAATTTCATTCACAGGGATTGTTGAGCCTGCAAATTGCAAATGCCACCAAGGTCAATTTGTTGCAATCGCTTTCATCATTCACCCCATCAAAGGTGAACAGCAAATAGGTCACACTTTTTTTGAAACTGAGGCCTTGGCCAACAAGCATCTTGATGGCTTTGTCATGACTGTGGCTGAGGAAACCATCGACAAAATGGGCCTAAGGATCGATGAGGCCAGTTCAATCAATGTGAGTCATGGTGATGATGCCTTGAAAGACATTCGCCGTTACATGGCTGAAAACAACCCAACCCTTCACTAGGGTTTCCGATCAAAGCCGGTCAATTGACAAGACCGGCTTTTCCTCCAATCATTGAATCAACAACCATTGGAGGGTTTTATGCCAAAAGCACGTGGCTCTGTCTGGGCCAACAATTCAAAGAAAAAAGGTTTCACCAATTCAATTGGATCTTACGGCTATTCAAAAGCCGGTGATCGTTTCTTTCAGCTCACTGCTGTCAAGACCGGAAAAAGCAGAGTTTATGAAAGCCCACAAGCTGCTGAGGCTGATGGTTGGTCAATCACCAAGCGTGGAAAATAGGTCATGCGCGTGCGCGCGCGTATCACACCTGTTTCATTTAATCAGAATTTTATAAGGCACACTGCATCAGTGAGAGGCTAGGTTTTTCTGAAACCCAGCCTTTTTTCATGACACTTCGTTCCGAATAACAGGCAAAATACAGGCATGGGCAGCAAAAAGAACGGCACAAGTTTCAAGAAAGGACAATCTGGCAACCCAGCCGGTCGGCCTGTCGTGCCTCCTGACATCAAAGCAGCCCGACAAGTTAACCAGATCGAGGTTGAACGCATTCTCAACCACGTTTCCTTTCTGCCAGTTGAGCAGATCAATGAGCTGGTGAAGGATGAAAAGGCACCGGCTCTGCTTGTGGGTGCTGCCAAGATTGTTCAAAAGCTGGTGAAGTATGGGGACCTGTGGGCAGCTGCATTCATCCTTGATCGGATGATCGGACGGCCTGGGAATGCTCCCCCCATCGATGTGACTCCACCCCCTGCCATTGTTCAAATGGCCAACCCCAAGACCTTCAAAGAATTCTGTGAGACTGCTGGTTATTTCATCCCTTATGGGGAACAGGAGGCCATGCGCGCCTTTGCAATGGATGAGGCCATTGTCCGGCTGCTGCTGGGTGCAAGGGGTTATGGGAAAACGGACTATTGCACCATCATGGGTGTGGCATATTCACTTTATTTGACCTGGTTTCATAAGCGTGACCTGGATCTGGACACCAACCTGATCATCACCAAGTCAAAGGCCAGAAACACGGCCATCATGAATGAGATCAGCACAGCCCTCAAAAAGAATGGTGTCCCCCTGGACAAGGCAAATGCCTCCACCATCAGACTTGAGGGTTTGATCGGGCAGGACCATTCAGCTGAGGCCATCACCATCAAGACCTCGATGCGTGGCCGTCACCCCAAAAGAATTGTCATGGATGACCCTGTGACTGATGAGGACGTTTCAGAGGCCATGCGCGAGGTGGTCAAGCGGCGATATGATGAGGCTTACAAGCTTTGCAAGAACATTGTCATCATCGGGCAGCCTGCTCACTTTGACGATCTTTATGCACAGCTGAGAAACGTGATCATGACCAAGGAGGTTCCACATGGAAAGATTCCAGAGCTGGATGCAGACCTTGATGCCATGATCTTGGCCGGTGTTGATAAGACCTCGATTGAAATGTCATACCACCTCAGAATTCCTGCAGATGGTGCCTCAATTTTCAGCAACATCAAATACATTGATGCGTTCCTCCCTGGTGACTCGGTTGCTTTCATTGATCCTTCTGATGGGGGTGACTTCACTGCCATGTCGATTTTCAAGGGTTACATGTCGGGTGTGGCCGTCAAAGGTCACGTGTGGAAAAAGGCCTGGTATCACTGCATGGATGAACTGGTGGCTGCACTTAAGGCTAGCGGTGTCCGGCGAATATGCTTTGAAACCAACTCCACCGGACAGCAACCAATTGAGCAGCTCAGGCAGGTGCTGGGCCCTCTAGGAATCGGTGTTGTGGGAGTTCATTCAGACAGCAACAAGCACGCAACCATCCTGCAGGCCGGTTCATTCGCTCACCTGATTCATTTGTCAAAAGATTCTGACAAGGCTTACACTGATCAAGTGATCAAGTATGGGAAAAAAGCCAAGAATGATGATGCACCCGATTCACTGGCACGTGGTCTGGTGTGGCTTGGCCTCATAACAGGGAAAAAATAAGGGGACCTTATGGACAAAGAACTAGCACTGGCCATCGACTTCAAAAAGGCACCTGCAGAGTTGCAGGCAGCAGCCACAGCACACTATGCAAATGTCAAAGCCTTGGCCAGAGCCCAGGCCAAAGTGGTTGAATCAACCACAGCAGTTGAGGCTGCCAAAAAAGCCCATGATGAAACGGCCAAGACCTTAAGGTTGGCACTCAAAGCTTGGGAACCAGAGGCTGGACAATGAGCACTTGGTTTTCATTCCTGGGCAGAGACAACAATCCTGCTGAGCTCCCCGACATCTATCCGATTCCGATCCTTCAAAAGGACTTTGTTGCCATCGATGTCCAGAATATTTATTCGCGCATTTTGGTGGACACCTTTGAAAGAACCCATGGCATTCCTGATGATGAAAAGATGCTTATTTGGGACAGCTGTCTAGCCTCTGATGTGTCTGATGGTTTGGTCACAATGTTGGCCAAGGCAATGACCGATAAGCAAGACCTTTTCATAGTTTACATCAAAAACCTCAAGTTGATTCGTAAGGCCACAGCTGATGAGACATCACTCATTCGCGAGGGTTACAAGAAAAAGGCTGAGCCGGTCAAAGTTGATGGGGGTGTGGGCATCTTTGTCACGTTCAAGAACTTCAAAAAGGCTGACATAGTTAAGTTCTATTCAGGCCTTGAATGGTGTTCTGTGGGTGGCCTTTGGAAACAGTCAAACCTTTCCCAGGCAATTCAACTCAAGTTCAAAGACATGAGGGGGAGCATTTCAAACAGTGATGCACCAGCGGCCAAAACCCAGGCTGAGGCCATTGCCAAGAACCTCAAAGCTGGAAAGGATGTGGCACTCGATGGGGAGGACAGCATTGAGACTGCCAAGCCCGATGTCACAGCCACCAATTCATCACTTGAAACCATCCAGAAAAAGCAGGCCCTCTATCTAGGAATGCCTGCTAGTTACCTTTCGGGGGAGCAGACCGGTGGCATGGGTGATTCAGGAAAGTCTGATTCAAAGGCTGTGGACCGTGGTCTCAAGGCCTATTTTTTCAGCATTGTGAAACCGGTTTCTGATGGCATCTTTGGTGTCAAAACAGAGTTCAAGCCTGAGGACAGCGAGGGCATCACATCTGCCCTTGAGGTGTTGAAAACTATGGACCTCACGTCAAATGAGTTTCTCAGTCAGGAAAACAAAACCAAGGTGGTGAATAAGGCCTTTGGTCTTGATGAGGATCAGGTCGGTGACAAACCAGAACCTATGCCTGCACCGGCTGTGATTCCACCAGGCAGCGTTCCACCACCCCCAGCCAAGCCATGAAAAAGAGACGTGACGATCAAGCCCTCGATCTAGACGAACGTGAGGCTTACGTCATGTGCTATAGGAAAAAGAGTTTCAAGAGCTCCAAAGCCGGTCGGGTGGCCGGTCGAGTGAGACAAAGAAAATATGAGTGCCCTGTGTGTGGTCACTGGCACTTAACCAAAAAGGGGATCAGATGAACAGGCAGCAGAAACGCGCTGAGATCAGGAAAGTGGCCAAGGTTGGCACCAAAGTCAGGAATGGGACTGCAACCATAGGTGAAGTTCAAGACCTCCACATGGCCATCCAGAGGCTGCAGGACGTGGGTGTTTTGACCAAGCGAAAACAGCCCATTCATAAACGTGTTGGCAACTTTGTCCGTAAGGTCCTAGGGGGACAGGTTGGCTATATTCGATCCTAGGTCAATGCTCAAAAAGATTGCACCAAGGTCAAAAATCAAACGCATGATCAGCAGCCGGCTGGGTGTCAAAAGGACAGCTCTGGCCATTGTCGATGCAGCAGCTGAGTCCGAGATCGGCCTGATCGACAAGAAAAAGGTCCTGGATGTCGCTTTGAAAACCATTGCCGGTTATGAGAAACGAATTCAGGAGGCCACCACCACGGCCATCAGGGATGCCATCCTTGACGATCCAAAGCAGCTGATTCAACGTATTCAGAATGAATTCGTTTTCCAGGCACAGCAGAAACTGCAGGCTCAATACAAGGGCCAACGTGCTAGGTGGTTGCCATCAAGTGCTGAGGAGCCTGATCCTTTGCACCAAAAGAACTATGGGAAAGAATACATCATAGGTGAGGGCATCGATGGTGAGGAGCCTGGGGACCGGTTTGGTTGCCAGTGTGGTGTTGAAATATTAAATGAAACCAGCATTGTGCTGGAATAACAAAAGGGGAAACCATGAACGGAATGAGTTTATTTTTTGGGAACAGATTGAACAGAATTTTGATGGCACCTGATGATGGTGCAGGTGGCGGCGGCGGTGGAGGCACTCCCCCAGATGCAGCAGCTTTGGCCAAAGAAAATGCTGAGCTCAAGGCCAAACTAGCTGAGGCTGAAAAGAAGTCTGCAACCCCTCCCCCAGCAAATGATCCTGCAGACCTAGCAGCCAAGGCAGCCAAGGAACGCGAGGAAAAGGAAAAGGGTGCCAAGCATGAAAAGGATCTTGAGGCCTCAATTCGTTTCATCAGTGGTTCAAAAGAATGGGTTAAGACCAATGCTGCTTTGCTGCCAAAAAATGTGGAGTCAATTCTTGAGGCTGCAGAAAAGGAAAACTATGGCAGCACAATTCAAAAGGCATCTGCTGTGAAAGAGGCAATTGTTCTTGAGTTCTTTGGCCACCAAGCCAACCTAGACCTATTGACTGCCAGCCAAAAATCAACATTTGACGAATTCAAAGGGTTGACCAAAGATAAAAGAATCGAAAGATCTCAGCAGGTTTATGACTCTATTTTTGAACCGACTTTTGAAACTCTGAAAAAGGTCAAACGTGCTGAGCAAGTAAGCAAAGGTTTCAAAGACGAGAGTCAAGGGGAACAGGCTTATAGAGACAAGCGTTTGAAGATGGCCAGAAAACAACATTTAGGGGAGAAAAACTAAATATGTCACACAGCTCAAAAATTTACATGGGTGGAACAAAGTCAAACCATCGCGAAGTCATGAACAAAGTTGGTTCAATCGCGGCTGGAAAGGTTGTTCGCCTGAAGTCAGATGGGACAATTTCAGTCGCCAAAGCTGATGGTGAGATCCTTGGCCTTTCACTCGGAAAAGATCTTTCAGGCACCAACCGGACATCTTATGTCAATGATGGCCTTGAGGTTCCGATCTCATTGAAAAGTGGTTTCACTAACCCGACAATCGGTGCCCAGGTTGCAATCGATGACACGACTGGTGAGGCTGTGGCTTACACTGGTTCTGGCAACACTTATGTGAATGCAACCTATGTGTCTGCTGCAGCAACTCGCGTTGATGAGGATGGCACTGAGACAGCAACCGGTGCAGCTCTGATCAACATGCAGGGTGGCTTATAATGCACAATGCAAGCCTAATCCAACTTGGAACAGTTCGGTCAAACCACCGAGCTCCTAAGTTTTATTCAGGTGATCCAGCCACCTTCAAAGCTGGGCTCAAGGTCTGCATCGGTTCAACCGGTGCATTGTCCCTTTTGAAGTCTGCTGGTTTTCAGGCAGGCATTTCACTCGGCAAAAACATGACCGGTGATTCAAAGGCAACTGCAGTGAACACCAAAGGTCTTGGGGTTCCTGTCCGTTTGGCTTTGAAACGCTCCACTGGTTTGATCACAATGACCAACTTCACCAATCTGGCAGCAGGGGACACCCTCACAGTTGGTGCAACTGGTTTTGTCGGTCAAGCAGGTGCTGCCACCCCTGGTCAAGCAACCTTTCAATCAACTTCACTCAATGGTGCAGCCACGTCTTTGGCAGCCCAGATCAATGCCCATGCGACTGCATCGACATTGGTTTATGCAATAGCCTCAGCAGCGACTGTGAGACTTTATGCCAAGGTGAAGGGTGCAGGGGTTGGTCATGATGTGGCTGTGGCTTACACAGATGCTTCACCGACTTCAGTTGGTTTGACTCTTTCAGAACTGTCAGGTGGAAAACTTGCTGGTGGTTCTGATGATCCTGCTGACATTGCTTATGTGGTCAAAGGTCAAAAAGTCTATTTCAATGACACGACTGGTGAGGCTGACATTGCCATGACCGGTTTTTCCACTGTATCTGATGCAACCTATGTTGATGACATCATGACCTCACTTGAGGAGGATGGCACTGCAGGACCTGCTGCCACCTATGTTGACATGCCTGGTGGTCTCTAGTGGAAAGCCTTGGATCAAAAACAGTTCCAGAACTTAAGGACATGGCCAAAGCAGCCGGTGTCCCTAAGTATGGGAGCATGAACAAAGGGGAGTTGATCGCTGCCCTTTCAGCTTTGTCTGAATCTGCCACCCAGGATGAGGCAGACAAACTTGTGAGCTCTGGTGAGGCTGAGATTCCAGCCGAATCAATTGTTCAGTCCAGTTCATCCAATTCAGATCTTGAAAATCATCCAAAATTCGCTAAATTCAAAACAGGGGGAAAACCTTAATGACAAATAAAATTGCACTTCGCACAGCCGAAGAATTCATGAGTGACTACACACCAACTTATAAGGCGTTGTATCCTCTATTGATGAAAAACTCTCAGGCCTATCCACAAGTTGTGGGTGAGCTTTCTTTCCGTCGTGCTGAGGCCGTTGGTGACATTCGTGCAAAACGAATCACTCCAAAAGACACTCACATCCACCAGATCTCTGTGGCTGAGGGCAAAAAGAAGTTCAAAAAGTATTTTGATGCGGCACAATTCCGTCAATCAAAGTTTCAGGACACTGATGGCATCGAGGATGTGATCAAACAAGTCTTGGATGAAAATGAAAAAGTCCAAGATGAGTTGGCAGCTTTCGGTGAAGGAACTTCAAACAGCACAATGCTGAATAATGGTTACTATCATTCTGATGATGCAAATTTCACTTTGGAAAACTCAGTTGAAATTGCAGCTGCAACATCTGGTTATCACTTGCCGGACATGCACACCAAAATGATGGTGACGATCAACAAGGCCAACCTTGTCGATGGTGAAAAAGTGATGATCATTTATGGTGCATCAGCATGTGCCAAGTTCGATGGTCTTTATGCCAACTCAGATGCACCTTTCAAACGTGTGATCTCTGAAGTTGCTGAGGGCTGGACGTTCTTGAAAATGCCTGAGGCCATCACGCCTGCAGCATCCAATGGTTGGATTGCCATCAACCTTGATCAGATCAAGGTGAACTATACTGTGTTCCCATCTTTGTTGAGCCAAGGCGTCAATGAGGAACAGATGCACAGCTGGCACAACTTCTTGTTGGGCTCGATGATGATCGAGGTCAAAGCGAAGGACGGAATCATCCGTCAACCGGTTACGTTCGCAGCGTAACCCTGGAATAGATACCAATGCCGTTTTAGGCTAAGAGTGTTTGGGAGGCGGCGAATAGCCCCTCCCTTTTTTTTTGGAGGTTTTATGCGCGATTGGTTGAATGCCATCCTAGGTTTCATCGGCTCCCCCACACTGACAGATGTGGAATATGCAGGCATGAACCTTTTGAATGTTGAAACCCAAGTCTATTCCCAAGCGGCCTATGATGCCCTGTCTGCAGTCCTGGTGACTCGCGAAAACGTCTCACAGATGCAGAGCAGGCTTGTGGGTGTGTTCAAAGCAAAGGGGACAGATGTCACCCCAGCTGAGACGGCCAAGACCAACATCTTGCTAGGCATAGTGCTATGAAAATAAGCATGGGGAATTCATGGGCCAAGAAAATTCAGAGCCGAGTCAATGGCATTGAGTTTGAGGTCGGGGTTCTTGATGACTCCCCCCACAAGTTGCCGGTTGAGCAGGGCCTGTTTGAACAGCCACAGCTCAAGACCTATGCAGGGGGACCGGTCCGAAAGACCTCAAGGCAGGCCAGTGATGTGACCAATGGGCAGGTGCTCATGGAAAACATGGAACGGACAAACCACAATTTTCTGCTGGAACCATTTCAAAAAAAGAGTTCTGAGATCATGAAATTCACCAACTATTTTTTGCAGTTTGTTGTGGGCAGACCTGGAATCAATGCCAAGCGGATTGAAAACTTGATCCAGGCCATTGTGAGGAACCCCATCTTGAATCAGGACTATGGGCCAAACACGTCAACCACAGCCGACAACAAGGGCTTTGACCGTCACTTATTTGACACCGGCCAGATGTTCAAGTCGATCAGGGCCCGAATGATCAGGAGGAAATAACCCATGTTTGAAAAAGAACTAGCCGAGAAACTCAAAGCCATTTTCAAAGTCAAGGATGTCACCTTTGATGCACCTGGGGAAAGTCGGGAGCAGGACAAGCTTTTCATTGAGATTGAGGAACCCCATTTCAGATTCACCGACAAAAAGGCCAGAGCCCTTGTCACAGGGAAAGGCACAATGTTTGGCCGGAATGATGCCCTGACCTTTGGGTTCTTTTCCCAGGCCATTGCTTTGGCTCCTCACTCACTGACCAAAGACCTGATTTTCAGAGACTTTGAAACCAACACCCTCAGATTCAGAGACATAGTGGAGCGTGGTTTCAGCTTCACATATTTTTTCAATAGCCAATTTGATCCTGCTGTCGGTAACATGGCAGGTGTGAGCATAACCATCGAGGAGACATAAGAAATGTCAAAAATTCTTTTGGATTATTTTTTCAATATCATCAGCATCAACCCAACCCCAGCAGCATCAACGGCCTATTTGAAAAATGCCTGTGTGGTGGTTTCACCAAAGGGTGGTTATGCAGGTGATCTGGGGACACCGATCCTTTGCACCACCAATGCCCAGATTGCTGCAGTCACTGACAACATTGAGGCACGTGAGCTGCTCAATGCAGGGCTGAGCCGAGTTTATGTCATGCCAGTTGCAGACCTTAACATGGCTGATTTTCTGGCAGCTGAGGCAGCTTTGAATAAGTTTTTCACCCTGCTGATCTCAAGTGACTTTGATGATGCTGATGTGGTTGCAACTGCAGCCTCAGGGAATGCCACCATCACCAGTTATGCCAACTTGGTGTCAGGCACAGCCGACAAGATCAAGGTTGGCACCATTGAGTTCACAGCTCAATCAGGAGCCGTGGTTGAAGGTGCAGCCACATTCAGAGCGGCCACCTCAAATGAGGCCACAGCGATAAGCCTAGCGGCTCAGATCAATGCCCACGCAACCACCAAGCTGATTGTTTCAGCTGAGGCAGTTGGTGCAGTGGTCAACATCACAGCCAAGTCCACCGGTTCACCAGGCAATCTGATTGCCTTGGTTTACACAGATGGTGATGCAAATGTGGGAGCCACGGTTTCAGGAGCCACCCTCACAGGCGGTGATGGTCTTTTTGTTGGCCCATTCACAGGCGTTGTGGGTGTGAGCTCTGCCAACGTGAGTTTCCTTTCAGATCAGGCTGCCATCGAAAACAGATCTGCCTTTTTCACCAGCGTTTCAAATGGTGCAAAGAACATGTGTTATGCGTTCGGCAAATTGCTTGCAAACCCAACTGATTGGAAAAATCAGCAATATGTGACCATGCCTTATGATGATGCTGTGGCCACCTTGGGACAGGCTGAAACTCTTTTCGATGACAAGATCAGTTTTGTCATTTCGGATGATGAGTTCGGAACCAAACTGGCACTTTTGGCCTGTGGGGGGAAAGCAATCGTTTCACCTTACATTTTGAGAAACCTTGAAATTGATCTGCAAAGCAAGGGCCTCCAATATGTGTCTGCCAACCAACCAGCCTTTTCACTCACACAAGCCACACTGCTTGAGGATGAGCTCCAAAAGGTCATTGATGGTGACGGCTTGGAAAATGGCAACCCTGGTTATGTCGGCAAAGGCTGGATCACCAGTGGCTCTGTGGCCATCACCCTTGAGCAGGACAATTTTGTTGCCTCTGGCCGCATCAATGTTCCAACACCAAGGGCATTGTGGAGAATCAACGGAACAATCACCCAAAGCTAGGAGCTGAAAAATGATTTTTAAACTTTACGACTGTGACATTGGAATCAAGCTTGATGGTGTCAACTATGAGTTTGAGCATGTGGTTTCTGTCACTGTGGTTGATCCAGAACGCAACCGGTTGACTCGCGGAAACAATGGCAAAAACAAAGTTGGTCTTGTCTATAAGGACGGCCTGAAAGATCCAAAGACTGCCACAGTTCCGATTCTGGATATGTCTGCAGCTCTGAAGGATGTTTTTGATGGTTGCTTTGATCAGCAAAAACGTCTCGATTTTTATGCCATTTCACGCAAAGACGGTTCAAGCAAGTTCTTGAAAAATGCCATCCTTGCAAATAAGCCACAGCAACTGACTCTAGATGACACTGCAGAATCAATGCAGGTTTCACTTGAGTTTGAAACCTTCGATTCAACAGAAAACCATAAATCATAATGGAACTGAATCGAAAGTGCCTCCCCCTTAAGGATGTCAAGTCACTCAGAGCATTGAACGCTTACTGCGCTTTGATGATCGGAATCAAGATGTTACCGGCTTATGCTCACCTAACACTTGAAGAGTTCTTTGACATTGTTGAGGCCATGACACCAGAGGATCAGGTCAAATGCCTGATCACTGGTGCAAGAATTGTGGAGCTGTCACCTGAGGAGGTGAAAGCTTTGGTCTGTTTCTGCACTGACAAAAATGGTGTTCCTTACACAGTGGAAAACATCAAAAGTCTTGGCCCTTCAGAATTGGTTGAGGTGATCGTCACGGTCTGCATGGAGGTTTTGAAAAACATCCACATTGATCTGATCACCAAAGAAGAAAAAAAAAACTCAAACCCTTCTCAGTTGATGTCCGGCGTGCATTCTTAAAACGGCCAGACGCCACCCTTGAGGAGGCTTTGAACTTGGCATTTTATGAGGCAACACGTGCTTACTGAAGTTTTAAAGATCCAGCCAAAACTGGATAATAATGAATTGAGTCAAATGGAAAGGCAGCTGGGGAGCCGCTTTTCACGCATTGCCAAGGGCTTTGGCCGTGGGCTGAAACTTGCATCCATGGCAGCCCTGGGAGCTGCTGTGCTGGACAAGTTGATCAACCCCCTCAATGAGGTCAAGGCTGCCATCGACAGAACCCTGGGGAAAGCTGACGACATTGTGACCAATGCCAAGCAGTTCAACACCACCACAGAAAACCTTTTGAAAATTCGATCACTGGCAAATGTCAGAGGCATCAGCAATGAAAGCATCGACATGCTGATGACCAAGTTCCAGACATCGGTGGCCGCTGCTGCTGCCAACCCGAATGATCCAGCCAACTCATCTGTCAGAAACTATGTGAATGAAAAAGACACTGCAGTTGCATTCTATAATTTCATGACTCAACTTCAGAAAATGGACAAGAACCAGCAGCTGCTAGTTCAAGCCCAGGTGTTTGGGGAAAAGCAGATCCTCAAAATGGCAGAGTTTGTCCAGGACGTTGGTTTCAAGGAATCAGCAGCCTCCCTGTCACGTGTTAACTTCAAAAAGGTTGCTGCAGCCACAGAAAAAAATGCAGAGCTCAATGACACCATGACGGCCAATAGAACTGTCAATGACCTCAATGACATGATCCGAAAATCTCAGGTCATAAATGGTGGCACAATCAAGAACATCAACCGGAGTGAAATCAGTGCTCTGAATCGGGAAAACAACAAGATTGCAAGATCTGCCCAGGCATTCACAGCTGAGGAGCGCATGGCCGAAATTCAAGAAAGCCTTGAGGCACTCACCTCCAAAATTTTGACTGAGTTGCCGGTGGTCATGGACAGCTTGAAAGGCATTGTCACGCTTTTGGAAAAATCAGTTGAGGGCTGGAAAATGATCTTTGAATTGCTGAAAAACTCATCAATCGTCAAAGGCATTGGTTCCATGTTCGGAAAAGGAAAGGACAAATAATGCTTGGGGGACTTGATCCAGTTATCATTTTTCAGTTCAAGGCTTTGGCTCCTAGCCTTTCCACCACCATTGCCAAGATTCCTTTGCTTTCAAAGGTGCAGTCATTCATCGACATGCCTCCCATCCCTGTTTATTTGAGTGAGAAAACCTTTTCAATTTTGATCGGGGGGACATCCAAGTCAGTGGACATTGAGACTGAAACCCAAGGTCAAAGCACGTCAACTGAGGCACCAGCTGTCAACCAGAACCCGATTCAGTCCAGTGTTGAAATTGAGATCATCGGGAAAAAGGACAATGTGGCTTTGACTCTTTTGTCATCACTCATTGACCAAGTTTATGAACGTGCCACCTCGAAAGAATATTTGATCTCTTTCATGTATGGTGCCACCACCATTTTCAATTCTGTTTTGCATTCATACTCAGTTGAAACAGTTCCAGGAACCGATCAGCTCAGTGTGAAAATCAAGCTTTCCAGAGGCAGCAAGAACCCAGTCAAACCGGCTGGGGTTGGTGCTGTGCCTGGATCAACTGGGCAGATTCCTGTGGGAGTTCCTCAATGACCTATCGATGGTTCAAAATATTCAACACAGCTGAATTCGATGCACTCGATCTGGTGTCAAAAACTTATACTTTTTTGCTTGAGGGCATTGGTCAAAAAGATATCCTTGTCACCAAGGGCATAACTTATGGCATGACCTATGAGGGGGTTTTTCTTTCCCTGAATATGATCAACCAGAACCCTTTTCCATTCGATGGTCATGCAATTTATGTTGATGCAGATTCAAACGTCTTTC